GGGGTCCGCTTTGCGCTTATGATCACGAATTACACTTAAGAACTCATCTAATATTTTAGCGCCACTGTCGTTACTTCCATTACCTAAAGAGGATACTACATCGGCTGGAATTACAAACTCTCCGTTTGCCAGCATCGCTGGAATGCTATCGCTTGTGCCATCACCATTTCCTGTGACATAGCGATTATCTATTGAGTTTAATCCACCCTCACTATAAAATTCTGGGTTGTGCCCTGGGACATTACCTCCCTCGGCTAACTTAAATACTTTACCGTACGGATATCCGGGTAAGGCATAATCAATCTTGGCCTTTGTTACACCAGGAACCAGCTTCATAATTTTGTTTGAGCCGGTAAACTGTGACGATATGTCACCGCCTAGATCATAAACTGCCTGCTGGTCCTGTGATGATGCAGATCCACCTGTTGCAAAAAATCCTACATTTTGATCAGGCTGTTCCTGAGACATTTGACCAAAAATGCTAAACTCAGGATTGCCAGTTGCAATTCCAGGTGTCAAGGACGTACCTAAAAAATTAGAGCCGGTTGTTGCATCTAAACCTGTAGGCGCCATCGTTGGACGTCTGATTGGGCCTCTCATTGACCTGGCGTATCTTGCTGCCCTAGACAGTGGTCCCTTCAGTGATGATAACTTAAACCCGCTTGGGGATGTCTCGTCCGGTGTTTCTTCGTAGGTGTCAGAATAAAACTCGTCATCTGTTGACTCAGTAAAATCAACAACGTTGCCGTTGGCGTCGGTTGTCATAGTGGAGCCATCATCAAACGTTACTGTTTTTAGACCGCCCGCCGCCTCTGTTTCTGATACAGCGCCTTCTGTTGATAAACCACCACTCATGTCCCAATCTTCGCCAGTGCCGGTTTCTATGACACCACTAGTTACTGCCTCACCAGGCAACGCTGCCTCAGATGGTAGACCACCAATCACAGGCTCCTCTACCGGCGTTGCTTCAGCCGTTGATACCACGTCTTGTGGTAGGTTACCCGCCTCGTCACTTACTAAGTTAAAATCGCCGTATGTTGCCAAAGTATCAAGCGGAGATTTTTCTTCTTCGGGGGCTAGCTCAATTGGCTCCGCGTTTTCAAACTCTGGTGGCGCAGCTGTTACTAGTACATTTGAATCTATTGACGCTGTTGGTGCGTACGGTGATGGGCCGGATTGCTCAGCGTCCATCTGGCCCTGCGCTATGGCGTAGGCCTCCTCTGGAGAAAACCCAGAGTCTACAGCGTCTTTAAATATTTGTGAGGCGGTTAACGAATCCGTTGCCGGCGATGTTATGTCAGCTAGCTGCTCTGGTGTGTAGCCTAACTCTTCAGGGCCGCCGGTAAAATCAAAATCTTTTATAGCATCTTTACCGAACGATGTTGCGCCAGATACAATTCCAGAGGCTAGGGCTTGATTTATATCACCGGTCTGCACGGCTGTGGATATTGCTTTATTGATACCTGTGTCAACAAAATCTGTGCCCGTTGTTATGCCTAATTCGTTAACTAAACCTTGCGTAGCCATATTAACTGCAAAATTTTGAGCTATTTGTCCGGGGTCTGCGCCCTGCGCCAATGCTAGGCCAGTGTTTAATACCATAGCCGCTTGAGCTGTTGACGCTCCTGCCCACAGATACGGCGCCGCATATGGGGCCGCTACAGCAACAGCGATCATGGGAAGCGCTTTTGTCGGATCGTCAATAATTGCCTGGGCCGTGGCACCTAAAGCCTGAGCGGTGTCTTCAACTACGTTGCCTACTTCTTGAGCTACATCTGAAATAGCGTCACCGACGGCGCCAACCGCGTCACCAACGGCTTCAACGGCGTCTGAAAAAACTTCTGCAACGGCTGACATTATTTACCAAGCCTTTCGCCCAGGACTAATGTTACTTGAATTTGATTGTCTTGTGTCTTGGCGACTGTGTAACCCATCTGTGGGTTCTGTAGTTCTTGTTCCTCGCGGCCAATAATCTTAAATACGTTTAATACAGAGGGGTCAGAAAATTGTGTTTTAAGTCCCTTAAAACCATCAGCAACAGCTTGGTCAACAAACTTTTTACCGTTTTCTACAAAGTTCTGCGCCGTGTCAGCGTTTAAAGCCCGGAACATGCCATATTCCGGCCTGCTGTCCGAGCGATGAATAAGAAAAATTGTGTTACCGAAGCGGTAAATTACTACGCCCTTCATGCCAAGCTCACTAACAAAGGTCAGATATACTTGTTGAAATGAGTAAGGCGAGCGAGTGTTTTCAGATGCAATCTTTACGATCTGATCTGTTGGCAGCTCTTGCTGGTTGCTATCGACCATCTCGGCCATAGTAATTCCTTACTTAGTTGCTGCTGCTTTTGCTTTGGCGGCTAGGGCTTCTTCTACAGCTTTTTGAAAAGCTGGGCTAATAGCGTCTGTGTCAACCTTACGATTAGCCATAATAGCGTCGGCAACTGCCTTGTCGTTTAGATATTTCATTGTTTGTTGGCCGTGCATACTATCTCCTTAGTGGTTTGGTTCTACTTATACTAATGCAAAAATATTGTATTTGTCGCCCTAAATCAAGTGCTTGGGCCGTTTAAAATAAAGCTAAGCGATGAGGCCCACTCCTGCCAGGTATCAAACGCCTCGGGGTCTGGTACCGGGTAACTTTCAAATGTGGTGAGCTGGCTAATATTTTTAGCAACCAGCTTCCAGTTATCCTCGGTGCTGTACATGATTGGCTCTTCGCTGAAGTAATGCAGGAAGTTGCCGTTCCAATCCTCCCAGGTCATGTACTCTGGGTTAATTGGAAAAAAGGTTTGAATGCTCACGGACGCTCGTCGCCGTACTCTGCCGTAATTAGCAGTCGGCCCATCTCAAAGTTACCATTTAACACGTTAGACTCAAACTTTAGCCTAACCTCGCGGTGCTCTACGCGCAGGTCAATCTTACCTGTGTCTGGGTCAAAGTAAAATGGACCCGAGGTTTCTGTATCTCCGCGGGCAAACTTACGGCCAAGTATGGTCATGCCCATCGTGCCAGTTTGAACAAAGTCAGGCTCAACACGTCGTAAGTGCATGCGGCGGTTTACGCCGGTAGCCGTGTCTTGGGATGGTATGCCTCCGACCCAGCTAATGTCACATGTTGTAATGCTAGAAGTAATTGCAAATTCTTGGTTAAAAGTAATTGCGTTTGTGCCAAACTCTTGTTGCCACAGCGGGTACCCACCCTCAATGTAATACACCAAATCACCGGCAAGCAAAGACGGATTAAACGCATCGGCCACGGTGATTAATGTTACACCCTCTGGGTTAGTTGCCGTTATGGCAGATGTAAACATAAACACGCTAGTTAATACCTTATATACCTCTGGATTTTCTTCGTTTGATGTTGCCACATAGTCACCAGCACCAAACGTAATTGTCGCGTCACCGTTTAAATAAATCTGGGTTGCGGTTGGTGCGGGTTCACTGGGTGGGTTACTAATTACTGGGAATGACGAGCTAAAGGTATTAATACTTTCCCAGCCAGCCCAGATTGGTGTTGGGAATATTTCTGTTGTATACCCGCACGATCTGCGTGCTCCTGGCGCACTCCCAGCGTCGTACCAAATCTTATCTTTTACGTTAAAGATAATAGCGTCGGTACATTCCGTTGCGTCGCCACGGGGATAAAAGAACCAGATCTCATTATACCGAGGTACTTTAGTTGCCCATACCTTTTGGCGCTGTACAAAGTTGAGGTTATCGTATAGCCAGTTTACGTTCTTATCATTTGGCAGTACAGAGACCGCACCATTGTATTGGTAGAAACGGTCAACACCCATCCAGTAAAAAATACCATCCATCTCAACAAAGCACGAGGATGATATGGTAGAGATCTGGCTAGAAATAATATCATAGCGCCAGTACAGCGGATTCGTGCCAGTAAACGAGACACGAATCAAACTATCGGTTGCCCAGAACATTCCGGACGGTGAGTTAGTACCGCCACGCACAGGAATACCCTTAATTATTTTAGACGAGGCCATGTTGACCTGGTTAGCGGTCGCCCCATTCCAATCTGTTATTGTTTGTAAATTATATGTGGTTAGTGTTGTGTTGGTTGCAACATTGTTGTTGGCAATAAAACCGTCCGATCCATACACAAACGTAAACGGGTACAACACGCACACACCACCATCGACTACAATTGGACGATAGGTGGGGTTTTGACCGCCAGTATCTGCCAACCCTTGGAAGTTCCATTCGTTGTTGCTATCTGGTAGCAGACCACCAGTTAAGACTTGGGTCTGTATGGCGTTGTCAATATTAGCTAAGTTACGGCCTGGGTGTGCTAACACCTGTAGTGACCCACCCGCTGGAGAGTACTGTAAGTCAAACTGCCACAACAAATTTGGATCTGGCGCAAACGTGACATCATACAGGGATACCGTTGCTGGCGATCCAGCAATACTAGATGCTGTTACCGTTACCGTCGTGTTTGGTGATGAATATACCGCACTGACTACTGTCGTGGAAGTTGTAATGTCATCATCAAATATAACCTCCATACTTGCGGGAAACGCCGCGGTTACATCACCAGCAATTACAAAGGTGCTGGTTGTATTAGATACCAACGTAAACGGTGCATAGCCTGGTAAAATATTTACAGTAAGCGGGCCGCTACCAACACCAAACGTTGTGCCCGTTGTAAATGCTTCTAATCCATACTGGTTACCAACAAAAATATAGTTGACACCATTATATGAATTGGCTATTAGCCCTCGGGGTATGCCAGTGAAAGTAGAAAACAACTGCCTGTAGCCACCCATTTTCTTAGGCACACCACGCTGAAAACGGCACCACTCCCCGTCACTAAACTCCCTTGACTCGAATACTGTGCCGTCTCGTTTTATACCTGGCTGCACACCAAGCGTGTAGACCAGATTATACTGATCTGGTAGCTTGTTTTCTCCGGCCATTAGAACGTCCCGCCACCAATTAACCCCGCATTAAATGTTGCCGGCGTTGATACTTGTGGACTCAACACGTTGGTGTTATCAAGCTCTAACATCATTGTTGAATTAGCAGATAGTCCTAGAACACCAACGCCTGCTAAATACATACCGGTGTTGTTGTCATTAATAAACGAAAACGAAGGTCCCCCGGCAGATCCGTCGACAGCAAAAAATGTTGTTACGTTAGTCTGGCTAATAACGTATAAAAAGTTACCGTCACTTAATACAATAGCAACAGATCCGTCGGCTAGATCAATTGGTGTCTGTATGCTTCCAGATATTTGAAAGGTGACATTGTATCCAGGCTGTCCGGTGTTATTTGTTAAAATGTATAACTGCGTTGTTGCGGGTAATGTGACATCTAAATCAACGGCCCGTGTGCCGGACAGGGCTACATATGTTTGAATAATTGGTGCAAACGACACCAAGCTAAACGTGTTGGGGATAATTGAATCTACGTCGTACGTTGCCGAGGTAAATGTTACGTTAGATGGGATAGCTAATCCTACGGTGAAAAAATCACCGGTAGATTGCTGAAACACAATGAAGCCAGACTCGCCAGGGTTTACGTCTAGGCTAGCGTTGCCGTTAATTACCGATGTACCCTGCGGCGTAAATGTAAGAGTACCAGTGCCAGCATTCCTAAACGCAATAAACCAACCGGCGGTTAAACTTGCGGCGGTTGGTAGTGTGACACTGTTGTTTCCAGAAATCCAAAGAAATGTACTAGCACGACTGGCGTCAGTAATTGTGGGTGGTGAAGATATCTCGACAATGTTTTGTGTGGCATTTAGTTTGCCTGCTAAGGCAACCAAGCCCGCGCCAGCCAATGATGCGGCATCTGCCGATGATGTACCGGTGCCAAATGTAACGTTTTGCCAGACACCCGCCGCTGTTGTGTTCTCAGCTAGGTAGAAGTATTTAGATACTCCCGCGGCAATTGAAACCGATCCCGTGCCAGCAAAATCTTGAACGGTGAATGTGTTTGCACCAAGGTTGCGAATCAAGATATCTGTGCCTAATGAGCCTTGGTTTGCTGCCGGTAACGAGATAACTAAATTGGAGGTGGACGGAGTGGCGTCGATAATACGCGCGGCGGGTACCTGCTGTGGATTTACAACCGAAGGCCAAAAAAGCTCTACGTTAGCGCTAAAGTTAAGCTCGTAGTACGATACGTCGGTTGGCTGTACAACTGTTCCGGTAAACGGTGATGTGTAAATTGGCATAGTTTATGGTTCCTGGACCGTAGTATTTCTATCGATACGACGCGAGTTGTCTTCTTTCTTCAACGCCGCCAGTGCCTCGGTGTAGTATCCCTTCCACACAGGCAGTTTGTCTAGGGCCTTTAGATAGCCCTGCGCCTGCAATAGTGTACCAAACAACATCGCCTGGGGGCACTCGCGGGTAAATAAGTTTTGTTGGTTAGATGAGTCCAGCGGCTGTATTAGGCTGTAGTAAATAATTTCTACATCGTATTCTTGGTCTGGCTTTGGCGCAAAGTTCCAGTTGTTGTAGTCATATTCGCCGTAATACTTTGGTTGGCCGTTAGCAGATTCTGATTGATACTGCGCAATATAATCTTGTGAACGAAGTAATACAGGTGCTCCGTTTACTTTCATAGACACCGTTTTGCGCCAGCGTGCTGGTTTATCCAGCACATCTTGATTAGTTGCCAATGTGGTCTCTACCACGGTCAATTGTAACAGGGACTTTAACTCGGCGGCAATAGCCGACTCAGCCAGTCCAATCAGGCTGGGGATCTGCGCAACAAACCCGGCGTCGTCACGTTCCATGTAACGCTGGACGTCCTCTACCAGGTTGCTGTAGGTCATTACGTATGCGCCGCTCATCGTGTATAGTAGCTGTAGTTAGGTTGGAAGTAGATTGGTGACTTGTCGCGCTCTTCTTGCGCCGCGTCGTACTCTAGTTGCTTGGCAATTGTCTCCAGGTACTGGACACGGGCTAAATCAATCTGCGGTAACTGCATCGCCAGTTTGTGTGATAGTGACGATTGAATTGAACTAATCCATCGATTTGGTACATATAATTCATTTGTTAGCGTGCCAACGTCTTGCATTTCTTTTTCAATTATTAGCTGAAACATTTGGAAGTCGTTGTTTGGCACTGGCCATAGGTACATTGACGGCACGATGGTACGATCAAACCAATACTGCAACGAGCGAACCGATGGAAACTGTTTGTTTGGAAGGTTCCAGTAGTCGTTACGATTTAGTCGTGCTAACGGAATAACTTGCTGACTGGTTGAGAATACAATCTGACGGATTGAGAACGTGGTCGCCACGGTTTCACGCAGACGATAAAACGAATGGTTTGGTGTGGTGCTGATATTGTAATATGCCCACTCACGGTCTGATAGCGTGGTCGCTGGGAACTGCTCAACCGTTGTCCATGTCACGCCATCATCGCTAACCTCATACGCAAAGTTGTAGGTTGTTGTGCCGCCGCCAGCGGCGTAGCCATTAAAGCCAACGTAAAACACAGGTTGTGCTGTTTGGTATTCTAAACCAAACCAGTTGTTACCAACCAAAGACGTAGACACTAAGTCTAGGTTTTGATCAAATACTGCGGGAGAATCTACGTTAGCCGTGGGTAAGTATTCGGCAGCCTCTGAGTTAATAATATAGACCCAGTTTGCTTCGCGAACGTCAATGGTACCGGCCGGTAAAACTAATTGCTGTTGTGCTGTAACAGCGCCGCACAGATAGTTTTCTAACAACCACAAGTTAACGCCGCGGTTCGATAGGTTTTGTAGAATGTAAAAAAGCGCCTGTTTACCGGCGTCGATATACTCGGGCGTGATCTCTTCTGCTGTCTTACCAGCATCACGATACGCGTACGAGATCAACTGGTCTACATTGATCTTGGTCTGGTTAGTTGTACCAGAGTAAGCCATAGTTTAACGTCCTCTGCCGGATGCGCGTTTAGTTACTTTTTGTGGTAGGTTTGCTTTTGCTTTGCCGGCTTTGATAAACTCCTTACCAACCTTTTTAGGGATGCCAAGGGTTGACTTACCAGCCGCGGCGGCATACATTGCTTTTTGTTGTTGCTTAGACTCTATTGGCATGCTTTACCACCTTCTTTTTTACCAGTCATTTTACGGTACTTTGCCTCATAGCTAGATGGATCCTTTTCTGCGATCGCCTTCTCTTGTTCGGCAGCTGCCTTGTTTTGCTCAGGGGTTCCCATTACATTTTCGTACAACTTTTTACCGACGGCTTTAATATTGTCTACAATACCGCCGTCAGCATACTTTTTTACTTCACCGCCTTTTTTAGCGTAGCCCATCTTGTTGCGGACGTTGGTTGGGAGTTTGGCCAGGCCGGGGTTCTCTTCTGCGTCGACAGATTTTAACGAGCCGCCCTCAGCACACTTTTTTACGTTACCGCCCTTTTTGAAAGGGGTCGGCTCTGCCATCATAGCGGCGCTTGGAGCTGCGGCCTTTTTGGTTTTGGATAGCTTGATCTTCTGGATGTCTTTAATATCTGCGGCATCTTTCTTCATCTTGATAGAACCGCCTTCTTTGTAGCGACCAACGCAACCGCCTTCTTTCTTCATGCGGCCACCTTTTTTGAGCTTGGAGAGGTTAGTCTTCTCACCCTCGTGCGACTGCTTGTCGTGCATGGCAAACGCCTTCTTCACGACCTTTTTGTCTTTAGCGATGTCTTCGCTCATCTCTGACTTTTCAGAGTGGCGTGACTTATACTTAACAGCGCCGCCTTCTTTGAAGCACTGCATCTTTGGTGATGATTTAAAGCCGTCCATGTTGGTTCCTTCAGGTTAATGGTTCTATATCTACTAATGCAAAATAAGGGGCCTTTACGCCCCGGCCAAGAACAGCGAGCGCTCTATTTGTCTACGCTTTTTAAGGACCGGCGGGGTGCTCCAGTTAAGGAACGCGTCGCCTGCCTTGTGCACGTTGCCGTCGTTAAAGTGCTTAACTACCTCAGAGCGGGCCATGTTGTCTGGGCCAATGTTATGGCATAGGCTCATCAAGGCGTCGATCTGGTGCCTCTTAGGAGTGCTGTTTAAAGCCGATTCTAGGGCCGTAGAGCACTTTTCTAGGTCTCGGTGTAGGATACCTATCACCTCGGCCTCAGAAAGCTCCCTATGGAGCAAATGGGCGTCCTTCTGGCGTATTAGGTGCCCCACGCCAGTTGTCCACTTACCGCCGGCATCTTGGTAGGCACGGTAGCGCTTTCCCTCAAAGTGTTCAATTAGTTCAACGGTTGAGTCAGCAACCCACTGGAATGGGGTGCTGGCCACGGCCCATTTAGCTAGGGGGTCGTGAAAACACGCGCCCCAGACAAGCGCAATCGCGCAGGCGTACACCGCCAGGTGATGTCGTAACATAGAGTCTCCTCGTTAGTTTGCTATATACTAATGCAAATTTATGCTAAGAAAAGGCTCTTGTGCCTGTTTTGTCAATAATAAGCGCCTGCTTACGGGGCGCGGTGTCTTTAGTGTTTGGCACGCTGATATGCGTCCAGGAGCCAAACTCTTCAATAATTTGATCAAATGGTATTCCTCCATCGATGCAGGCCTGTACGACCTGTTTGGGGGTCAATCCGGGGACTCTGATATCGGCGGCACAACCTAGCCTATGCTGGCTAGTGTCCTTGCTACCGACAGAGTCATTGACTGGTTTAGATCTGAATGCAGAGTTTACAAGGATCGGCTTGTTTAGTAGCGATCTGACTTGTTCTAGTAACTCTGCGGTGCGTACTAGGTTAGCTACTTCGCTAGCGTTTGGGGTGTTGTCTAGCCCCTTGCGCTGTGCCACCTCGCTGGCGGTTAGTTCCTCTAGTGTAAAGTTAGGGCTTAGGTTCATTCTTGCCTTTCTTCATTTCCATTATCTTCTCCAGCGAACGTCCGCCGAAATAGAATGACATAATCAGCATGCCCCACTGGCCCAAGAGCTCAACATAATTGTTGTTGACCTCGATGTCTGCGGCGCTCATGGCGGCGAATATGGTGTACACGATCAGTATAAAGATCAGTGTCAAGGGGCGGATGTTCTTAGACAGCCACGAGTCGCTTGCCATGTCGGCCTGCTGGCGCTTGGTTAGCTCCTGTGCCTCAATGTTGTCGGCGTTTAGCTCGGCTAACTTGCCCTCTTGCTGGAGCTTGATGAGCTCTTGTTGTGCCTTGGCCTTAGCCTCTGGGTCTGGGATCAGCTTATCAATTATCTTGGTGCCAATGTCAAACAGCGCTGTGATTGGAAACATTATTTCTTACCCCTTATGGCCCCACGTAAGGTACCAAGCAATGACGCCAGCCACAATAAAGCAGTAGAGCTGTACTCTTTTAATTTCGTGTAGGTCTTTGTTAAACAGCTTTTCATTTTCTTTTTTCTCCTTTAAGAGACGCGCCTTGATGACCTGTATGTCATCCCACGCCTTGGGGCCGTAGTTTCTAATTACCTCGGCCTTCATCTTTTGCTCGAGGCGCTTGACTTCCTCGATGATCTTGAACTCGTCGAATGCCTTTAGTATGGTCTGATCGACGTGGACCTTTTGCGCCCTGATGCGCTCTTGGGCGCGTTGTTGGGCTAGGTCGGTTGCTTCTTTTTGTACGTTAGCGATGCTGGTGGATAGTTCCTTACTCACGCTTCGGGCGGAGTCCAGGGAACTACTAAGAGATTTTGCTCCTTCTAAAAAGCCAAGTGGTTCTGACATTATTCATTTTTATTATTGTAGTTTCATTAATAGTGCTATCATCGTCGCCATGATAAACCCAGCCGAGCCGACTAGGATCTGCTCGATGCGTTTTAGTCGCGCGTTGATGCCCTTGTAGCGCTCGGCGCAGACAGCCTCGTGGGCGGATAGTGCCGCCTCGTTTTTATCAATTAGGTCGCTCATAATTTATATATTTTATTTAAAAAGTGCTAGTCCGCTACCGGACGAAGGAGTGGCAATAAACGACCAGTTGGTATTATTACCGCCGTCTATTGAATTAGTGGCAAAGGCAATACCCGCCGGCAAGACTCTGGAATAGCTAATACTACAATAGTCTACGTTAATCGTCCCACCGCCAGTTTTAGTAATTGTTCTTTGGCCAAAAAGACCACCTACACGACTACTGAGTGTTACCCTAGCCAATGAGCTATACCCGGATACATTCCAGGCACCAACCGTGGTATCGCCATCAATTGTAATATTGCAATTGCCTTTTATTGTGCTTGTCACAGAATTAAAAGTATTTGATCCAAATATATTAAAACTAGTAGTGCTGGGATTGTAGCCCGTTCCAACAAAACTTAAATCATAATATGTGTTGCTGTTACCCCTAAAAGTTGATGAAAAAAATATTTTTATTGTAGATGTGTTGGCATTTAAGGTAAAACCAGATGCGTTTGTTTCAACATTCCAAACAGTTCCTGTTCCGTCAAGTTGCCAAGTGCCCGACCCCATTAATAAACTTTTAGAAGAAGAACTGGCTCCAAGGGTAAATGTATATGTAGTTATATTTTTATTATTGACATTAAAAGTGCCAGCGGTTAAAACTGTTCCGCCAGAGCTGTCATCATAAAAGTCATCGGCAAGTATTACCGTGCCACCGATAGAATTAATTAGTAATCCATTACTCCATTTCTGTGCGTTACTTGTGACGGTTTGTGTATTTCTACCACAAAAATTAAATGATCCGCTTATTGCACTAAATCCTCGAACACCGCCATTATCAAGCGTTACATTGCCGTAGCAATTGGGCGTAGAAGACGCAATAATACGCATAGAGGTTGTTTTTGTACCGCAGTTTAATTCACCAATGTTCCAAGATCTATTTATAGTAATGTTGCCGGTAACCGACCCGGCATTATCAAAAACTGCGGTATCTTGCGCCAATGGAAAATTATTAACGGCGGGTGTTCCACCGGATGAAGTTGCCCAGGCGGTAGCGCTCCAGTTTTGTGCGCCCGCTAGGTTCCAGTAGACTGTTTTTGCTGCAGGGAATGTAATATTTGTGTTACCCTTACAATCCCCTAGTCTTGTCCCTGTAAAGGGCGAAGCGGCGCCGGCTGCTGCAATGTCCGCAAAATCGGCGTCAGATAAAGAGACCGCGGCACACGTAAATGTCCTAGCAGTTCCTAAAGTATCAGACCGTATAAAAACTCTTTGTATTGCAGTAGTTGATGTGGTTTGAAATGTTCCAGTAACAGTATTGTTACCGGATACTGTCATACTAAGAATAGTAGCGGAATTGTTATTACCAACCGTTAAGTTATTAAATGTACACGACGAGCAGGTTAAGGCATAGTTTGTATTAGAATTAAATATGACGTTGTTAAATGTGTAACCTGTTGCGGAAAGAACCGGCGCTCCGTTTGGTGTGGTAAAAGATATAGTTGACGTGCCAACATTAAATGTAAGGCCCGTGGCAGTTAATAAAAACGTATTGTATACTTCAATCGTAGAGGATCCTAAATTTAAAGTTCTTGTTGATGAACCAGTACAAGAAAAGTTTGCCCCTACCGTGACATTAAAATTATTAGTGGTAAAGGTGCCCTGAGTTAAATCAAAACTGTCTGTTATGGTAAGGTTATCGGCTAATTGAATTACGGTTGCGGGTAACGCACCTATTTGCATGTTCCCAATGGCCTTACCATTTGTTGTAAGCGTTGTCGCTGAACTAAAACGAAAACGTAAAAATGCAACCGAGGCAGACCCGCCAGCGACAAGACTAAGAACACTACCATTAACATCAACATCAAATGAACCAGAACTTTGAATAAGCAGTGCTTGTGTTGCTGTTAGTGTAAAATTAGCACAAGATGCGTTTACTGTATTGACAGTAACGGTTCCCGTTCCAGAGTTGGTATCAAAAATAACATTATCGCCGGCATTGGGTACTGAGGCCCCACCAGCGCCGCCAGACGTCGTGGCCCATTTTGATCCTGCAACGTTATCCCAAGTTGTTTGCCCAATTGTATTACCAACCCAGTATCTATCTGCCATATTTTTCTCTTTTAAGTCTCAATATTAACAGATATAACATCCCAATAGCTATCGGCAGAGTTGTATATGCAACCGATATACATTGTTTTATTTACTGTGGTGGTGCTTGGTAATATAGTGCCAACGGCTCTGTAACCTCCCGATGATACTGTCCAAGTTAATAATCTTGCGGTGCCGTTATCCTTAATACGTAAAATCATTTTTTGGCCATCAACTACAGTTCCAGAGGCGCCATTAATTGTAGGGTTTACTGCAAGGGCGGTTACCTCGTACTGGTCTGTTGTTGATCCATTGGGTTGAATTGTTCCGGTGGAGGCAACCGAGACAATGCGAGGCGTTATGCTTTTATTGGTTAGTGTTTGCGTATCGGTTGTTCCGACAATTGCCCCGGATGGTGCCGTTAGTGATGTGGTCCAGGCAGACCCGGTAGATACTGCAATCCCCGCGCCTGGGTAGACCATGCCCCCACCAGATGCCGCTAAAGTACCAGCGGCAAACGTTAGGCCCGCACCAACTGTTACATTACTAAACCCGCCAGTTCCGTTACCGTAAAGAATAGATGTGCCTGCTGTTGCAGAGGTATTAGTGGAGGCGAGCAGCGTGACCACGTTAGAACTGTTCTTAAAGTACAGCTTGCCATCGTTTGTATTAAGTGCCAACTCGCCAGGGACTAAATTCCCAGCCGTTGGCGCAGCCGCCGCGGTGGTGCTGTAATATAAACTAAGTGGTGTATAGCCTGCTTGTGCCATATTTATTCCTTATAATACTCGAGGTTTTTTAATAATCGCTCGTTATTGGGTTCAAATTCTAGGGCGTTAGTGCCGTGCTTAATTGCTTCTTGTTTAAATCCTAGGTGGTGCGCTGCGATTGCTGCCAGGTCGTGCGGCCTAGCCTTCCAGTTACTTGCGTCGATTGTGTAGACGTGCGTGCACTCGGTTAGTCTGAGCGCGTTAGACGCGGCGCCGTAGCACTCCTCCCACAACCCTTTTCTGTAGCACGCCTGCGCGAGCTCGCACCATGTCTCCCGAACGCTTGGGTCCTCAGATACCGCACGGCGGTACCAGTTCACGCCGTCCTGTCCCAGGTTGTCGTAGCAGTTACCAATTAGCCTCATGGCATAGGCCCGCTCGTTGTTCCAGACCGCCTCTGGCATCGCTAAATACTTTTGCAGTGCCACAATCGCTTCATTCCATCGCTGGTAGTACGTTAGCTCCCTAGCGTAATAAAACGCATTACGTGGGCAGCTTGGGTCTTCCTTGACCGACATCTCTAACAAATCGAGGTACTGGCCGCGGGACTTAGTCTCGTCAGGATGGTGCGTAATTAGTAACATCTCGCTGTACGCCCAGATCTCTTTTGTTCTGTGATCGGGCCTAATGTACTCGTGGCAGGGGTGGTGCCAGTGGTATCCCTTACGGCTATGTAGCTTGGTGCTGTAAAACACCTTGCCGTGTCCCCAGTCAAACTTGTAGCTCATGCGCGTCGTCTCGGGTGTCCAGAGGCGCTCTATCTCATCGCGCCATCCTGGCTCTAATTGCTCGTCTAGGTCTAGCGATATGCAGACGTCAATGTCGGCAGGAAGTAGCGCCAGAGCGGCATTCCGAGCGTGATCGAAGCGCCAAGGGGCAATGCAAATGGAATGAACCACAGCCCCATATTTTTTGGCCTCCTCAACCGTGTTATCCGTTGACCCAGTGTCGGCGATCATAATGTAGTCCGCCAAGCTGCTGGATTCACAAAAATTTTTGACAAACTGTTCTTCGTTTTTGCTAATTGCGTATACGGCAATTTTCATAATAAATTCCTTTGCTATGTTTATACTAATGCAAAGAAATCGCTAAAAACTACCCAAACATAAAGAAAAAGTTGCCGTTTACGACGACTGGTGGCGGCCCCCCGCCAGCGTAAGCAAAGAATGGCTGGGCGTTTTGATAATAGTCTAAATTGCCCGTCGTGCCACTGGGCGCGAGGACGTTACAAAATGGCTGACCATTTTGATAAAAATCAAGCGTCAGTAGATTGGTCTGAGTCGGGGCTGGCATTTTCTATTTCTTCTATTTTTTGTCTAGCGTCAACAAAGCGTTGGGCTACAGTATCCACTTCTTCCTGAGTAGGGTAGTGGTCAAAGGTAAAGAACTGGGCTTCTGTTTCGTCTATTACTACCCGAACAAAGTACACCCCAGCTTCGTCTATAAAGTGATTCGCTATCTCAAACATTATTGTGTTACCCCCACATCGTCAACGTAGCCTGTAAATGTTGTGCCACCAAAAGCATAAACGTAAATATCGTACACAGCGTTTTGGGTTGGTGTAAAGCTAATGGATACCTGCTGCCATGTATCTGCTGCAGCACTCATAGAGGCTACTGTGTCGGTGCTTGGTCCATATGGTTGATTGGCAGGGCATACTAACTGCATCGTAAGTCCTGTGTTAGTCCTTCTCATGTAGGCAGAGATGGTTACTGCCGAGCCGCCATTAGCCGCAACAGAGGCAATCTTTAGTTTAAGTGGGAACGCAGAAGTTACTGTTGAGGTACTGGTTGGTGCTAACGACCATGCATATCCGCTTGCTGTATTACGTACTGCGGTCTGTGAAGTTGCTAATCCACCAGAGAAATAAATCTTATTGTTACCAACTGTGTTGCCTTCGTCTTGGGAATATTGAGCGGCATTTAAAATGTAGGGTGTTACGTTATTGGTTGTTGTAGATATTGCTGTTGGAACTCCTGTGCAATTGTATAAATACGCACCGCCTGTGTCAGATAATTGATTTTGTGAATAAACTACATTAGTTGCACCAAAACTACCATTTAAAAATTTAAAGTTTGAACATCCTTGCAAAAGATTAATTACATTAGTTGTTCCTTGTGAATACGTGGTTGTTGGTGCGTTAACAGTTACGTTATTAAATGTGGTGTAAATGTTTTGAGGTAAAACTGAACTTCCAGTAGATAATAAACCAGAAATAATATTTATTCCACCATTAGGCTCAGGAACAAAAGTTAAATTATTAATCGTTCCAATAATGTTCTGAGATGTGCTAAAACCTGTTGTATTAAAATAATTAATAGAATTTGATGTTATTGTGCCGTATCCAAAAAATGTTGTAGATATTCCTATGTTAGAAGAAGTATTAAATGAACTGTTAGTAATATTGTAATAAGGATAGCCAGTTTGTGTATTATTAATCAATAAATTATTTGTTACATTTCCGCTAAACGTGCAGTTATTAATAACAACTGGGTTGTTAATGTCAGTTGAACCATAACTAATAGAAACACCAGCACTTGCTGCTGTATTAGTAACAATAGAGTTTTGTATTTGAAATCCACTATTTGAACTACTTAATGAATTAATTCCAGCGTTGCCTGTACTTGTATAATTACAATTTTCAATAATATTTCTAGTAGAAGTATTATCTGCGTACCAACCGCTATAACACCTTGTGTAATTAACTTTATCAATTTTAATATCAGTTACACCATTGGTATTATATAAACCAATACCTCTTCCGTTTTGATTAGTAAACCACGTTTGTCCTGTTCTAGTAGACATATTGGTAGAATCCCATCCACCTGAGAAAGTGATTGGTGCGTTTAATATTCCACTATT